CTATAACTCATCTGATCGCCTTCATAAATACCTTTGCAAAGGGTATAATCCCCCGCCGGTGTTATTGCTGCCTTTAAAACTGCTATTACTTTGGTTATAGTATTTTGTAAACTCATATTAATCCCCTAAAATATCTTTGTAAATCCTTTAAAATTATCTGCCATAGCATCAGTTAAACCTTTATGCAATATCCTTTTAATCTCTACCCTCTGATTAACCAGGGCCGGCTTTAAAAAAGGATATATTTTTTCCAATTTTGGCGCATATTCAACTATAGTCCCTACTTCTGCATTGGCCGGTATCAACCTGGTAGTAATAGAAGCCCGGCATCTTCCGGTTAAAACATGGACTAATAATTTAGCGCCTCTTTCAACCAATAGCCCGGCCTTCCAAAGTGCTTTATCAATTTTATCCTGGATCTTCCGGCCGCCTTCTTTAAATCTTGCGGCAAGTTCTTTCCCATTAATTATTTCTGTTTTGAATTTCATTAAGCAACCTCACTTAAATAAACTTGATAGAAAAAACTCCACTTTTTGGGTTGTAATCTAACTATATATTCATCCCCTCTTGTAAGGGTTACCGTTGCCCCGGCTGCTTCCGTTGTCAGACTTCCGGTTGCTACTGTTATGATTCCGGCTATAACGGTTAATATAGTATATTCCCCATCGTTTAAAGCAGATCCAACAACTCTAAAAATATCACCAACTTTAAATCCGTCAGCTAAAAATGTAGCCCCTACGCAAGTGATCGAATCAGATCCGGCCCCGCCATCTACAAAAGCAAGATCTGCTCCGATAGTCGTTGCTCCATCGATTATCTTATCATCCACTTTTATATCTTCAGTAGCCCAACAAAACATATTATGAGTAATATTAAGATTTATATTAATACTTCGGAAGGCCAAGGCATCACTCGGAGTAGTCGGCGGTATACAACATTTCAAAGAAGTTTTTACATTCGCCCAGGCTTCAACTGCATGGCCAGTCGAAGATGCCTTCCTTCTTTGTGTGCAAGATCTATCAAAAAATCGATCTATACTCATTAAATCACCACGTTAATATAATTGCTTAAATCATTTCTGATCATTTCCATTATTTCAGATTTATTATCAAAAAAGGTTATTGAATATGGCCCTATCTTTTCGGATTTTACATCCTTGTTTTTATCATAGGCCATTTTAATCAGTTCTAAACATTTAGCTTCGATATCATCCGGGATAGTTATATACCCGGCATAATAAGTCCTTCTAATATTCATGTGACCTTTAGAAAAGCCACACCTATAATATATATGATCCTCATTTACTTCATAATCATCCCCATCCACCAGGTCGTCATTTACCCATAATTCCCGGCAATGAGAGAGGATCACATTATCATCAACGGCATCATCAACGATAACATCATCAAAGGTTAATACTAAAGCCGCCACTCCACCAGTCGCTATAGTAAGCAGGCCGCTATTTTCTTCTGAATTTTGTACTAATACCTTATCACCTACCGCGAATCCATCAATTACAAAGCTACCCCCATCATTCCGGGTAACGGTTTTCCCGGCTGCAGCCCAGGCTAGATTATCAAGATTTATGGCCAATACCGGATATTGCTCAAAATATAATATTTCCTGGCCGTTACCGCTGATCCTTTTTTTCACATATAACCGGGCTTTCAATAATCTATTTAAAGCGCTTTCTATTATATCGGAAGCCCGGTTGATCAAGGTTTCAACATAAGCATCAACGGCCCCACCATCACCAGCGCCTAATCCTAAATATGTATTGGCAGCGGCCAAGGTCGTTAAAGCATAAGTATCTAAAGCCATCTAATCACCTTCTTTTTATGCGGCCCAATATAAGGCCGGAATCATAGAAGTACCTGGTAATACTTCTTCTTCCTCTTGTTTTTTGCCCTCAATAAATAACTCGTATAGATTAATGTGCTGTTGTGTTAATTTTTCTTCTTTATCTAATTTTTCTAAAGCCGAAACGATCAGTCCTTTTGCTATATCTCCAAATACAATTTCTTTCGGCTCAACTTTATCCCAGCCTTTCTCCGGATCATCCGGATCAATAGTTATCCCTCCTGTTCGAAGATCGGGTATTAATCCGGCTGCTTTATTTTCTTCTTCTGTCGGCGCCAGTTCCATCTGTAAATCTCTTACTATTTTTAGGGTTGCAAAATTTCCTTCTGTTGGTAAAAGTGATAATAAAACAAGTCTATCAAATAAACCTAATTTTACCTTAAAAGGCTCGTAAGCTGCCAGGGTTAACATACCCAATAAAATTATAGATATCAATACTAAAACTGCGGTTAATTTCAATCTACGGTTTAACATTTTTCTACTCCTTTAAATTTGATTACCGGGTTAACCTATACACCCGGCAAGGTTTTTAATTAATCTACTGATTGCCAAGTTTCGGCAGCTATTATATATAATTGTGGGGTAACACCTTCAACTGTTACAGGAATCAATACATATTCATCAAAGGCACCAAACTCTGTTCCAGCATCTGCCGTAGTAAAGGCATCACAAACAGTTCCATTAAATTCATATACATTGGTAACCGTTCCATCAAGATCAAATTCTACCGCTACATCCGAAGCGCTAGCTGTACCATTATTTATAAATATAATGGCATCAGTATCTATAACCGTTCCTCTATTGGCTATATATGCAACGTGCATTAACCCGGTTACAGTCCCAGCAACCCCCGATCCTGATATCATTGCTTGTAATGCTACAACCCGATCAGTAGTCGTATCTCCTGTTGCCATATCTACATAAGCAGAAACGGAAACGATTTCTTGTGTAACATCGGCACCGGCCGAAACATTAACATGGCATTGAATCCCATAAACAACTTCAAGATCTACGGCTACATTCATTCTTAATGCATGACCGGCTATACTTAAAGATGTGCAAGTCCCAGCAGGAGTTATTTTTGTGTAATATGCCTGGTACCAATAAGCTACATCTATATCAGTTAAACTGACGTGATGCATAATTCCGAACATATTTGCCCCTGCAGGAGCCACCGCTAAAGGATTTGTATAATCTCCAACATTAATAAAACTATTAGTAACATCTCCCGGAACTACTGCGCCAGTAAAGAATATACCATGATCGGCCACTCCAATATCAATCCCAATTTCCGGGGCTGTAATATCAATAGCCGCGCCGGTAGCATCATTACTTACTATCGGGTAACTAGTTGTATATGATCCCTCGGCTTCCGATAAAGGGATCCACCATTTAGTTGTATCTATTTGGATTTTTAAAGTATTATCATACCATATTTTTGTGGTTGCATCAGTTAAACCAACTATATGCCAAAGTAACCCATAAAGGTCAAATTGAATTACTGCTCCACCGGCCGCCTCATATTTCTCGAATGCATAATTAAAAGCTGTGCTATCAATTAAGGTTGCGCTTGTCGGTGTATTAAAATAACTATGTACGCTATAATAACTTCCTCCGGATGATGCCGCCGGTTGCATATTCATTTCGCTGCATATTGGTGCGGCCATTCCACCCCCAGCGCTTCCGGTCGCTGAATAGGTTATTACCCCTACAACTGCATTCGCCCAGGATCCGGTCATATAGGCCGAAGTAACGTGAGATATTATTCCTTCATGGATGCCTAAAGCGGCCCCAACAGTATCGGTAATAGATATACCTCTAATTGTATCACCTGCGCCTCCTGTAGTGGCTATATTAATATCTACCCTTTTACTAAATGCGAATTTATCCCCAGTTGGTAGATCGTAAGTCCAGGTATTACCGTTATAGTTCCATAAATCAACGGTAGAGGGCCATGATACTGTTTGAGTTTCATTTTCCGGATTTTGTATGATCAGCCTTTCGCTTCTTACATCCCAATGCATAATATCGTGTAAAGGCTGACTATATGGCGCGATCTTAATAGCCATACCAGGTATAGCAAAAGCCAAAAGTAGGGCCATCACTAAACCTAAAATTATAAATGATTTTTTCATTATTAAATCACCTTCCTTCCTTTATTTAGTTTTTACATCATTTTCTTTTATCATTTTGTCTTTTGGCGGTCCCTTTAAATCTTTTAGAATAGGTTTACCTTTTCCATTTGTTTTTACTTCCGGGATAATCACGCCTAATCTTTTTCTAGTGATCCATTGTCCAAGTTCTTTTTTCACCGGATAATTCATCCCCTTTATAAATATTTTTTTTTCTTTTTCGTAAAAAAAGGTCCTACCAATTAAAACTCTCATGATATTATCATCCTTTCATCTTATTAATCGTCTGATCCCATGTTTCCATAGCGGGCATGATCGGTTACTAATATAACCGAAAAATCCACATATAGCGAAACAATATTGGTAACAATACATCGAATATTTAAAAATCTTTGTGTAGTTTCAAGTTCATAGATCTGCTCACCCGGCGCTGACATCTGATCCATAACTTTCTCGATAGTCGTTATTGTACCGCTGGAATTTCCACTAAAAATAGTTATATCTAATGTCGCCTGGGTAAATGGAGGCCATCCTAATTGGTCAGCATCACCCACCGAAACAATAACTAATATTCTACGCGGGTAATGATAATCGGCTAGGTCAATTTCCCCGGCCGTATCATGTACCCCATTTGCCCTAGTGTTATAAGTCCCAGCGGCTAGGCTTGCCGGTCTATGCGAAACTAATATACCAAGATTTTCCGCTAAATCCCGCATTAATCATCGGACCCCCGATTGCCGAATCTACAATGTTCCATGATTAAACCAACGGCGAAAGTAACATTATTTACTGTTACAGTAGCTTCGATATTAATAAATCTTCGGGTTGGTTTATATTCGTAGATTTGATCTCCGATTGCATCCATCTGATCTAAACTAGCATCTGTATTGGTTAATGCTCCGGTTGTGTCACCACTTTCAATGTCAATATCTAATAATCCACCGGCATCAACTTCACCAACACCTACACAAACTAATATTTTCCTGGGATAGCCATAATCTTCTAAATCTATTTCTCCGGCTGTGGCGTGTACTCCGTTTGCCCTTACGTTATATTCTGCTGCAACACATTCATCGGGTCTTATGGCATCCAGGACGGCTAGATTTTCAGCTAAATCTCTCATTATATAATCAACTCCTTTCAAAGTTTATTTTAATATTATTTTATCTTATACAGATAATCCTACAAATGGACTAATTTCTGTAGCTGCATCTTCTGCGGTTATGGTCCCATTCATCCAGGGCTGGCCATCAACATTACTAAACATTTTCAACATGGTTTTATTAGACGCGAAATAAACGTGCTTTGAAGTATCAAAAGCAGGCCCAAAACCATCTTTGATTAAATAGTATGAAAAATCTAATATACTAATATCACCAACTACCCCAAGTGCTGGTACTCTAAAAGTCCAATTGATAGGATATCCCATCAATCTATCTGATATTCCTTTAGTGGCATCCCCACCGATAAATATACTATTTCCGGCGGCATCAGCTAAATTAACTATTTGGCCATAAGCACTACGAGATATAACCCATTCGTACTTACCGCCTGGGATAATTTGCGATAGCATTAAGATAATATCAGCGAATACTATTGCACCCGCACCGGTCCTAACAGCCTGAATATAAGCAGGGGAATTGATTATTCCCAGCGGTTGATTTATACCAGTACCGGTTAAAAAATGCTGATCTTCAAAAGCAACTTGCGCCCTACTATAAATAGCTTTAACAAAGGCTTCCAATGCTTTGGCATTTCTTATTATCTTATCGGTTAATACGGTTGATGCTGAATATTCTTCCGGTGCTAATTTTACATTATCAAATTCCGGCTCTTTATCAGGTTTTGCTCCACCTTCATTAGTCCATTGGAACCATACTCCGGAAAACATATCATGAGAAGCTGCCCCTGTCTGATTTAATAATGGGATATTTAGTTCTGCATCCGGACTAGGAGAACTTGCCGGGATTACGGTAGCTTTAGGTCTTACTATTCCATCTTCTGACGCTACTTTTAATATACCTGGCGCCCATTGTTCGGGGACTAAATATCCACCTGCAGGGTCACTATCCATAGATAAAGTTTTTTGGTGTGCTTCCAATAACAATCTTGCATCTGCATTTTTACCTTGTAGGCAAATATTCTGTATAAAATTACCAAAAGATTTAAATAGTGGCTCATCTTTGCTACCGGCTTCGCCTTCCGGTCTTTCCACTTTTAAATATGGTTGTAGTGCTTCGGTAACTTGCTTCTTAATCATTTCTGCTAATTGTAATTCTGTCATTTCCATTATAATATCACTCCCTTTCATTTTTATTTTTGCATTGGATTACTTGTCTGTTATACCCAGGGTATATTTTAGGGTTTTTGTAATTTGTTCGGCTATTAATTTTTCATCTATTTTAATTGTTCTTTCTTCTTTTTTTTCGTCTTTCTGTGGATCTTCTTTTTTAGTATCTGTTATAGTTATTATTGAATCGTCTTTTTTATTATCTTTACCCTCCTCCCCTTCATTCCCTAGATCTTCTTCCTCTCCGGCTGAATCCAATACCTCTTGAATTAAAACCTGGGCTTTTTTAAGATTACCTTTATTTTTGGCATTCAAAACCGCCCCGGCTTCCAATTCAATATCTTCTAACTTTTTCTTTAATTCTTTATTTTCTTTGATTACTTGATATATTTTCTCAAGTAAATCTAAATCTGTATTAAGATCTTTTATCTCGTCTATATCTTCATAATCTTCTAATACCCTATATATTATTTCCGGATAAAATTTTAATTCATCTATCATTTTCCCAAGTTTATCATCTTTATCATCTTCCTTTATCGATATTTTGACTTCTTCCCAATCTATTTCCTCAATCTTTACTTTGGTGTCCCAATCAACATTTCTGTAATAATTTGTTACAATCTTTTCGTTATCCTTCATCCACTTTTTAGCTTTTTCAACTGTCCATCCTTTATCTTTGTTAAATATATAGGTAATTATTTTTTTACAATCTACGCAATATATACCCCTGATCCCCTTTTTCGTGTCTATATTCATCCATCTGATTTTATGTCCCTTATGTTTGCCTTCTTCACCTTTGGCCGGGATCCGGATAATCTCATCAGTTTCCTCTATTTCAGTAATAACTTCTTCTGTTAATTTTAATAATTCTTTCCTATCTTTGCCGTATGGCATTATCAACTGGGAATCATAAAAATTAGATGCTTCTTTATTCTCTAATATTTCTTCTATAACCTCTTTTACTACCGGATCTTCCTTTTTATATTCATCTAATTGTTTATACTCCTGGATCGCATCGCGGTTACTGGGTACGGTTACATGAGATATTTCAATCAATTCTTGCTCTTTAAAAGTTCGAGTAGCCTTACCATCTTTACCGTCAGAATCTTCCCATTTTATGGGAATAAATCCAACTGAATAGGCTGCCATCCCTTTGGTTGCTAAAAAATATCCCCAATCGGCCTCTGCATTCCCCTTATTAATATAATATTTAGGCCGGGCCAATAAACCTTTTTCTACAACTTGAAGATCTAAAAATTCTCCGATCTGATTTTGTAAAACTTGATAGCCATGAGAAGATAACATTATTGCCCTTTTCTTAAATTCTTTTAATGTTTTTTTCCATCCCTTTGGGTCAATAGCTTCACCATGTCGATCAACCGATCCGGTGGACATGGGGATCAACATATCAATAACCCCTTCTTCATCCCCTGCTTTTATAACGATTGTCCGGAAAGTCTTAAATATCTTTTCAGTTTTTTTCTTTTCTGCCATTTTTCTCACCACCTTTATATTAATCTTTTTCTATAACAGGTAACACCGTACATCTGCAATTCGGATGTGCCGGAGGTACGTCAAAACCCCCGCTAAAACTACTATGTAAAGGTACGGCCCCCTGTAATGCAATATCTAAACATATATCACAAGCGTCAGTTTCAGCAAGCCATTCTTTTTCTTCTACCACTCCGGATTGATCATAAGCCTGCAGCGCTCCCTGGTTACTTGCTGATATTGTTTCAGTCCGGGCTATCCTTACGGCTTTATATCCCTTACAATCATTATATTCTGCTGTTATTCTTGCTGCCAATTTAGGGATTTTCTCTCCTAATTTAATTCCTTCTGTTAATGTTCTCTTTAAAGCATCAAAATTTGTATCTGCTATTGTTTTTATTAATTTCCCGCAATGAGCTTTGATCCATTTTATTACTTTTGGATTGGTTACATCAAAACTACCCGATACACCTAATTCTGCATAAGCAGAGGTCCCGGTTATTTTAACCATTTCGGTGATCCTGGGAATAGTATATTCTGCAAATTTCTCTATCTCTCTTTCACTATGAGTTATTCTTAATACATCTTCAACGTCTTTTGTTATCCCAATTATGTCTTTTTTCTTTCGTAAGGCCCTTAATGCTGCCAATTCCTGTTCCTGAAATAGTTTAATTATGCCCCTTTTAAAATTATTTTCAAGTGGGGTAACTCTCTTAATAAATTGATCCCAATATTCCCGCTTAAATTCTTCTGTATATTTTTTTAATATAATTGTTTTCCCTGGTGCTGGGACCGGTGTAGTCTTTTCTGTAGCTGATCCTAAAGGTGCTATATTAAATGGTGCAAGTGGTTTTTCCCCCCAGGGTACCTCATCCTTACCATCTTCGATCCTGGCTTCATTAATATTAATTACCCAATTCTTTAGATCTGATTCCCTTTTTTTTAATATAAATTCATTATCGGCTGGGACCGGGTTGTCATATTTACAATATAGCCCTGGCTGTTTATATAAAGGCAACATGAAAGCATTTAAAACCTCTGCATCTTGTATACACCTGGGTAAAATGCATTCCCTATTCCAACTAACATCGAGGGCTTTCATATTGGCAAGGTTGGTTTGTTCCGGATGGGATAATTTTTGTGGTGGCGTATTATAAGCGCTGGCGATCTGCCTCATGGTCCATTCGGCCAATAACATAAATTCCATATCTTTGTTAGACTGGCCAACGGTCTTAAATTTTAAACCACCAACTGCAGCGCCGGTTTTATGCGCATTCTCGGCCCCGCCATAAGTAGCATTGAATATATTAAGAAATTTATCAACTTGTTCTTTACTCATGTTTTTATCTGTTTCTAATACGGCCTTCAAGTGCGCCCCATTTTTAAAAACATTTAATTGATAAACCATATTATATTTATCAGTATCTACGGCATAAGCCTTACGTTGGACCGGGGATGCTCCCCGGAATGGCTCGGTAGGATTCGCATATTTAAAAAATAAAATATCTTCCCTGGGATATATGATCTCTTTGTAACCTTCTAAATATTTATAATGATCTATTATTCCACTCTTTACTATCGGGGTTACTTTGTCGGGGCTTCTAAAATATAATTCCCTGGGGATCCCTAATCTGTCTTTAGCCATCAGGATATAACATTCCCCGGTTAGATCTTTATATATGGATCGAAGCTGTTTACCTGTGAATTCTGTGGTGTCCGGATTGAAGAATTTCATAAGATCATAAAATGGATGTTCTTGAATCATTTCATTATTCTTGTCATAAAGCCGTAGAGGAATCGAGGCCATACGGTTTGAAATTAACGATACACAATCGCCAACCCAACCCTGATAGGCCTTTAATTGTTCTAAAGTATTCCTAAAAGTATTGGAAGCATGGCCGAATAATTGAGGCTCATTTGGCCAATATCGGGGATCTGATGCCCTGGCTGGCAGGGCTTTTGATAGGCTAATATTTACATTTTTATCTGTAAAGGGTAATGCTATTCTCAATAAATAATCACCCCCTTATATGAATATAAAATTATATTAACATAAAGAATCAATATTTGTCAAGCATTTTAATTAAGGTGCATAGAAATAAGGATCTGATCCAGTATAATAAACTGTATACAATATATAGCGTATACAATCTAAAGTATGTTCCATCCCCTTCTCCGGCTCCTCTAATATATTCCCCTCTTTATCTTTTCTTCTCTGATAGCTTTCGATCTCGGCTTTTACATTTACACTTCTTTCAGTTATCTTGATTTTAAACTGCTGCACATAATCAATCCCGGCTAATACCGATCCCTTGCCTTTATTACATGGTTCGATATAAGGGAATCCATTTTCTTCGTAGATTATCTCTAATTTATTAGTTTTTTTGTTTATCCTTTCCTCTTTATAATACCAATTTTCTAATTCGTTAATTTTTTCCGGGGCCTCACTATCAGCTATTATCCGATAATTGTTTAGCTTCATTTTATTCATTTCCCTGGCCAATTGCGGGATCGTTTGCCTGGTTAAATAAGATAACTGATTCACATATATTATTTTTTCTTCCATGTCCACAACAGTTCTTAAAAGCGCCTGGGGATTTATATAACCAAAGTCCAGGCCCAGGATCGGCTCATCATCCGGGAATTCATCATTCGCGATTATTTCCCAATTGGTATAGATAGCATTTTCCAACATCCCATAATGGCCCAGGGTAAAAACTTCTCTCATATTGCCGGTATAGCTTTCCAATAATTTCTTATATGCAATATCATTTTGAATAAAAATATTATCTAAATAAGTGGTAGTTAAAATTTTTATATCTTCTTTTTCTTCTTCGGTCAGGCCGGAGAAGAATTTTTTATAAGTCCAGTTACTTTTTAAAATCGGGTTATAGGTTAATATGATCTGCATATAGGTGTGGAATATTCCCCGAAGCCTTCGATCTAATTCTTCAAAATCTATTAAATATAATTCGGTTGCTTCTTCAACCCATATCCCGGTTATACCTTCGATAGATTTTAGCTTTTTAGGATCATCTATCCCAGCGAACAATATCATGTTCCCATTACTTTTAAAGGTTATTACCTGGCTATTTTTATTTATTTTGAATTCATCATCAAGATCCCATTTGGTTATATAGTCCTGGAATAATTGGAAAACTGATTTGCTAACTGTATCTTTTACTTTCCTTATAATTAAAAAACGATGGCCTTCTTCGGTCATCGTCCTATATAAAATCTTTTGACAAGCGAAATGGGATTTACCGGCCCCGGCTCCGCCCTTTAATACGAGGTATCTATGCTGATCATAGAGATAGGGGATATAAACCGGATTCAATAATTCTTCAAAATCAGTTACATCGATAACGGTTTCGATCATAAACTACCCTTAATTAAATTTTATTTCGTGATTGTCTAGCCTACAATATACACCCTCATAAATATCTATATAAGCTTTAGACACTATTAGAGATATTTCATCTATCTCATCTTTAGAAATTATTACTCGGTTTTCATTTTTATTATTATTGTTCATCTTCTTTTTTTTCCTTCTTTCCCAATATAATAACCTTCCTGGTTTCCTCATGTTTTTCCGCCGGATATGTCCCTTTTAGCTTATACGCCATATCAAGATATTTTTGTCTGGTCGGGAAATCATCCACATCTAATAATTTATTCTTTACAATAATAGATTTTTTTGAATCCAGTCCTTCTTTTAATTTTTGATGCAGTTGTTGATCGGTCATATCCATTTCATTTAGAAGTTCAGTGGTCT